TGATGCAATTATCACTCACAGCAAGGTTATTAGAGCTTTAAATGCTTTACATAAGACAAATGGTGAATGGAATGATGAAACAACTCAACATTTCTTAGAAAATAAGAAAAAAGATAGAGGTGATTACAATTTTGGTGGTAAAGTGTCATTTGATTATGATGGAACGTTAGATACTGCTGAAGGAAGATTAAAAGCTAAAGAATTAATTAAAAATGGTTATGATGTTTATATTGTAACCGGTAGAAATAAAGGTGAAAGCGGTCCTGTTTATAGAACTGCTGACCAATTGGGTATTCCACATAGCAAAGTTCATTTTACAAGTGGAAGACCGAAGTCTGATGTGTTAAAAACATTAGGAATACACAAACACTATGACAATAATCCTGATGTTATTAAAGAAATTAAAGACAATGCTCCAGGTATTGATGCAGAACAATTTGATTATAATGTTGGAAGTATTGGTGGTTATGTCGACCCTGGTATCGGGAAAAAGAAAATAAAACATTCTCAAGAATTTGATTACTTATTTACCAGTCAAGAAACAAAACAATACTTTGCACAAGATGTTGACAAACAAATTGTATTAGGACCAGCAATGATACCTAATGAAAAAATATTTAGAAGAGACAATCAAGGAAACCCTTACTATGTGTATTTCTCTCCAGATACCATCAAAATGATTGCTGACAAGTATATGAAAAACAAATATACTGACAACAATGATATGATGCACGATGGTAAGGCTGTTCCTGATGTTTTTGTTATTGAAAGTTGGATTAAAGAAAGTAACAACGATAAATCAACTGATTATGGTTTTGAAAAACTTCCTGTTGGTACCTGGTTTGTTTCTATGAAGATTAATAATCCTGAAATTTGGAAGATGGTTAAAAATCACGAGTTAAATGGATTTAGTGTATCAGGATTTTTTGAAGAAGTAGCAGAATTCAAAAGAGAAGAACTTTTCTTGCTTGAAGTAGCGAAAATTTTAAAGGATGTTAGAGATTGAATGGAATAACCCTAGAATTGATTTACCAAAATTAATTAGTATGAATGATTTTCCTAAAAAATCAATCGGAGAAATATTGGTAATACTTCAAAATCAGTTTTATCATACAATTAAATCATATAAAATGGTAAATTATTGAAATATATATATTTACTAATAAGGATAATAAATAAAATAAAATACAATTATGTCAAATTCAAAAAGCGCAATTTCAGAAATTAAGAAATTGATGGTACAATTTGGATTTTTATCAGCAGAACCTACTTTACTTGATTTTAAATTAGAAGACCATACAATCTTACAAGCGGAAGCTATTGAGGTTGGTAAATCTGTTTATAAAATTAATGAGTTATTTGAAAAGGTAACTTTAGAAGATGGAACTTACAATTTAGAAAATTTTGAGATTGAAGTTGCTGATGGTAAAATTTCAAAAGTAAAAGAAGAATTCGTTGCTGGTAAATTGAAAGATGGTACTCAAGTAGAAGCTACAGGTAAAGGATTTCAAGTTGGTGGTAAATTATTCGTTGTAAAAGATGGTACTTCAGTACCTGCACCAGATGGTGAACACGAATTAGAAGATGGAACACAAGTTTCAGTTAAAGATGGTGAAATCGTTGCACTTGAAACAGCAGCAGAACAAAATTCACCAGAAGAAAAAGGTGAAACACCTGCAGAAGAAGCTAAAGAATCACCAGCAGAACAAGGTGAAGAAAGCCAAAGCCCTGTGGATGAAAAAACAAACAAAGAAGATGCAAAGTTAAATCCTCAACATTATGATGAAATGTATAATATGTTGAAGGAGTTTGTAACTAAAGCTCACGAAAAAATTAACCAAATGGAAGAACAATATAGTGCATTAAACGAACAATTTGAAGCATTTAGAAAAGAGCCAGCAGGTCAAAAAATAAAATATAGCAATACAGAAAATTTTGCTAAAGTAGATAGTAATGTTGATGCGAGAGTAGCTAACATATTATCTTTAAGAAATAAAAAATAATTAAAAAAACTAAAAGTAAATTATGAAAATTTATTCAGAACAAGAGTTTAGTTACGTAGTATCATCCATTACAGGTTACACTGATCAAGTAGGTGGTGAATTATTAGCTAAAGCTTTAATCGGTGCAACAACTCCAAAGTATGCATCAGTACGTTTAGGTATCAAAGGTACACAAGCGTTAAACTTATTGGATTCAAACCCAACATTCCAGGCAGGAAACTGTTCTTTGAGCACATCAGGTACAACTACCTTCACTCAAAGAAATATCACAACTTGTCCAGAGACAGTATTTGAAGCGTTATGTTATAAGCAATTATATCCTACGTATCAATCAATGTTGATGAATGCAGGTCAAACATCTGAAACTGTTCCATTCGAACAACAAATCGCTGATTTAAAAGTTAAGCAAATTCAACAAAGAATTGAAACACAATTATGGCAAGGTGGAACAGGTCACACTGGTAATACTTTAGCTTGTTTTCAAGGATTAAAATTATTAATCGCTTCAGGTCAAACAGGTGTTGCTGTATCTGATGGTTATGCTTTCTCAACTTCAGCTGCTTATGGTGCTGATGGTAACCCAATCACTGAGATTGATAAATTAATCGATGCTTTAGATGACAACGCAATGAGTCGTCCTGACTTAGTTGTGTTTATGTCTTATGCAAACTGGAGATTGTACTTACAAGCTCTTACTCGTGCTAACTTCTTCCATAACTATATCGGTTCTTCTGATATCACTTCAAATATGGAAGCAACTCATCCTAACACAAACGTTAAAGTTGTTCCTACATTAGGTTTAGCTGGTTCTAATCAAATCACTATCGGACCTAAAGAATACACTGTAGTGGGATTTGACCTTACATCTGATCACGAAAAGATGGATATGTGGTATTCAAAAGACTTCGACGAAATTCGTTTCAGAGCAAACTATAACTATGGTGTGCAAATCGCTAAGTTTGGTTCAACTGCATATTTCGCAACTAATGGTTTAGGTGACATCTAATAAATAAAAAGTAAAAATAAAAAAATTAATATGAGTTGTTATATATCTTCGGGCGTACAATTAGGTTGTTCTGATGGTATTGGTGGTATTCAAAAGATTTATATCGTTGGTGGCGGTGGAGCTGTAACAGGTTACACATACAACACTGATGGTGCAATCACTGGTGCTACTTCTACTACAGGAACTACATTGTTTGGCTTTGAATTAAAAAGAAATACATCATCTTTAACACAAAACATCCAAAAGAACTTTGAAAACGGAACAATCTTCTTCGATCAAGAATTATTGGCTGTGTTGTTTAAATATGACCAACAAAAGAGAAATGAATTAAAAGTTCTTTCTCAAAACGATAAATTACAAATTGTTGCAATCGACCAAAATGGTACACAATATTTGTTAGGTCAAACTAACGGTATGTACTTAGGTTCTGGTGCAGCTTTAACTGGTGTTCAATTCTCTGATAGAAATGGTTTCAACCTTACATTCAAAGGACAAGAGCACGAGCCAGCTAACGTTATCGTTGGTGATTTAGCTTCAGTATTTACTGGTGCTAGCATCGTTGGATAATATAGTTTGTAGGTTCATAATGAACTGAATTGTATATATTCTAATAAAAAACCTCCTTAATTGGGGGTTTTTTAGATTTTAGCAATTCAATTTCAAATTTTTTATATTTATAATTAAGAATACTACATTATGTTATACATAAACAAAAATGAAGTTAATGAGTTGGTATTAAACATTAATAACAATTCAATGACAACATATTCAACATATGATTTGGTTTTTACACATATTATGTCTAAAAATACTAAAACATATACGATATCTACTTCAAACCCATTACAATACACAAGCAATATTAGATATTGTACCATCACATTAGATTTATCTACAGATGATTTAATTTATGAAGGTCAATATAATTTAAACATATATGGTAATGGAGACCAGTTGGTATACGTTACAATTGTAAATGTTGATGGCATACAAGAAAGCAAACCATTTACAGAATATGTTTCTAATAATGAAGACAATACCAATTACATATATATACAAGATTAATTATGAGTGAATTAAAAAAGTTTCAATTAAGCAAAATAGATTTTAGAACAGCATCGTTCCCAATCTTTTCAGAAGTATTGGGTAAAACTCCCTGGGTGTTCTACGGACAAAATAACTTACTACCTCAATACTTTATTGAGTTATACGATAATTGTGCTATTCATAAAGCAATTGTTAAATCAAAAGTTAACCAAATCTTAGGTGATGAAATAACTTCAGAAGATAATCCTGAAGCTGTGTGGCAATTAGTAAATGAGGATGAGAATATTGTGGATGTAATGCGTAAATGCGTATTGGATTTTATGTTATTCGGTGGATTTGCTTTAAACATTATTTGGAGCAAAGATAGAAAAACAATTGCTGAGATTTATCATCTTGACTTCTCAAGAGTTAGAAGCGGTAAGATTGACCCTGATACAGATAAAGTTGATACGTACTATTACTCACCAATGTGGGAGGATACAAGAAAATTCCCACCACAAGAATTTCCTGCATTTAGCAAGAATGAAAAAGACCCGGTGCAAATATTCTATTTTAAAATATACCAACCAGGATTATCATACTATCCGGTTCCAGACTGGTCTGCAGGACAAAGAAGTATTGAAATTGATATTGAAATTAAAAACTTCCATATGAATAACCTACGTCAAGGTATGGTTCCTTCATTATGGATTAATTATAACAACGGAATACCAGGTGAAGAAGAACAACGTATCTTAGTACGTGCATTGGAATCACAATATGGTGGAACCGATAACGCAGGTCAAGCAATCGTATCATTCAATGAATCAAAAGAACAATCACCAGAAATCGTTCAGATACCTAGAAACGATCACGACAGCTATTATCAAAGCCTGTACGAAGATATCTCTCGCTCTATTCTGTCTTCTCATCGTGTTTCTTCTGCGGAGCTATTTGGTATATCTACACCTGGAAAATTGGGTAGCAGGAATGAGATAATAGACCATTCTGAATACTTCTCACGTATGGTTATCCAACCCTATCAAGATGAATTGTTGCCAGTATTCAATAAGTTGTTGAGCTTATTCTTTAATAAGAAAACAACATTGGATATTAAACCATTATCAATCTACGAACAATTGCCAATCGTTGAACCAACAACTTCAACTGATAGCGGAACAAAACCACCACCACCAATTAAAACAGGTCATAACGAACAAAATAGACCTGAACCCAATTATCCCAACTTAAACAATAACTAAAATGGCTATAGGAAAATTACTCATTAGTGAGGTTAAACTAAAAAACTACACCAATATCAATAAGAACGTTGATATGGACGTTTTAAAAGCTGAGATACAAATAGCTCAGGACATAGATTTGCAGACAATTTTGGGTACTCTATTCTACAAACACCTATTGGATGGCATCTTAGCAGATGGTACAACAACCTGGAACGCTGTTGAAACAATATTGGTAAATGAATACATACAACCCTTCTTAATACAAACAGCTTATTTCAACGCAATCCCTCAAATAATGTATAGAACAATGAATAGAGGCATCGTTGAAGGAACAATGGAAAACGCAAAGTCAGTCGATATTGAAACAATGAAATATCTACGCAACGTTCAAAAATCCAGAGCTGACTTCTACCTTCAAAGATTGATGGACTACCTATTAATCGGTAGAGGACAAAATCAATTCCCACAATACTTGACAGCATCAACCATCGACGGAATGATACCTGACAGAATTCAGAAATACAATAACGGAATATTCTTACGCCACTCAACAAGAAAAGGTTGGAACCTAAGAGATATTCAAAATCAAGGTATATCCGTATATTCAGAAATGGATAACGCTTACAGAAACTGCCCTGATTGCTATTAATACCAACCAAAATGGACATAAGAAAACTAATTGATATAAGATTTAAAGAAGATGAAATAAGCTTCAACTTCCCAAAAGGTTTTGAACCAGCCAAATCAGTTCCAGCAGGTGATGCAGGAATAATGTGTTACACCTGTTCCAAATGGAATCCTGATAACAAATTATGTATGGGACAATACTACATCAATTGGAATGGCAATGGAAAAATACCAGATAATAACCCAAATGAATACGCCTGCGTATGGTGGGTTGATAAAAGATTAAAATAATTAACAATATGCAATATAACGAATTTGCTTCCATCCTATTACAATCAGGAACACAAGCTCACATATTCCACTTCCAAACATTATCACACGCAGAACATAAAGCTCTAAATGCTTACTACGACGAAATTGTTGAACTGGTTGATAGCCTAACAGAATCATATCAAGGTACCTACGGAAGAGTAATGGATTGGACCACAAAACCCCTAACCAATTGGGAAGAAGGAAAATCAGCTACCTACTTCAAAGCACTATACGATTTCGTTCAAAAGAATAGACAATCAATATGCACCGATACCTGGTTCCAAAATCAGGTCGATACAATAGCTCAACTAATATCAGAAACAGAATACCTATTAACCCTCAAATAATATGAATACAGATAAAATAACACAAATCATCAATATCCGCTTCAACGCTGACGGACATAAAAATGGTGACGCAACCAAAATAGCTCCCGAATTTGACTTTATGATACCCAAACCTCAAGCAGGAGAACATAAAGATAACTACATCTCAAGATGTATGAAAGCAATCGGTAATGAAAATAAACCTCAAGAACAACTATTAGCCATCTGTTATGCACAACTTAAAGGATAAAATATTGCTATATGCAGCTAAAGGACTATTAGTATGGACCATATCCCTATTGTCTATAGAAATCATTCTTGTAATACAAAACC